CTACTATACCGCCTATACCTACTGAACCTGTAATCGTTGGTGTTGTGGATACTACCGCCTCTGCAGTCGCGGAACCGGTGGTACATGCAGCAGCGAGGGCTTCTGAGACTTCGCCGTTTGCGGCTGCCACAAGCCTGTCTCCCTTTGCGATTGCTTGATTGGTTGCCAGGGTTGCGACCACAACAAAACCGCCACCGTACAGAACCGGGGCCTGGGCATACTGAGCATAGATCGTGTCGACATCTGTAGGCATGTATCCAGCGTTTGTTACCTGTTCATAGCCAGCCCACCCGATACAGTTTTCTCCTGCGCCACAAACGACAATATCATTATCATTCGTTCCTTTTTTCACAAGACGGCCTGGATAAACATTCGTGGCTGTCTCGACGTTGAGCTCCTGAACAAGAGGTTTTCCGGCAGCTACAATTTTGTTTGTTGGTTTCCTGAGTCCGAGATTAGCCATTATTCCCACACTCCGGTTTTAGGATTATATGCGCCTGTGCAGGCTTTGTTTTCGGTCTGTACGTTTCCGGCTGGATACTGTACGCCAGAAGCTCCGAGTTTTACACCACCCAGATCTTCAGCGAGTTTGTTAAGATCGGCTGCGGTAAGTGTCTTAAAATCTTCGGCTTTTGTCTCAATGCCTAGTTTTTCCCTGGCACTTGCGAAGGCTGAGAATGCTGTTTCTCTTTCGTTTGCCTTCTGAACTTCCTGCTTATATTCTTCCAGAGCAGAAGCGACAAGTTTCTGAGCTTCTTCGAGAGTCAGAGAAGAGGCTTTTCCCTTTTCAAGAGAAGCAACGAGAGTATTCTTTTCCTCAAGTTTTCCCTTCAGATCTTCGATAGAAGCTGTCAGTTCTCCGACTTTTGCCTCAAGCTCTGGGACGGATGCGGCCACCGGCTTGAGTTCTTCAATAATTTTTTCTTTTTCTTCAAGCTCAACTTTGAGCTTTTCGAGTTCTTCTGTTATGGTTTCACCTTCTTCTTGTGATGATGCGATTAACGTAAATTGTGAAAGCGAGTATTCCCATCTTCTGATGCTGTAATCTCCCAAGCCGCTTGACTCCACGCGGGATTCCTCACGAGCGTCATGGACCGCGCTTCGATGCCTGTCGCCCATCCTTCGGAGTCAATGTTGGAAGCCTGCACGTATGTAGACCAATTTTTTTCCCAGGTTCCATCTGTAATTTTTTGAGCTGCGATACTATCAGTTATCTGCCCTTTCGCCTTGATTACATCACCTTCACGCCAAGCGGCAACAATGCGCCCAACTTCTGCGCGGGGATCTTCTGAAAAATCGCAATCGTGAGGACCGTCGCGCGGGCATATTCGGATAACAGAGGCTTTTAAGGAGTTGATAGCGTTATCTGCTTCTGATGCGGGTATGCCCCACCCGTTAGCATTTTTTTGATTGAGAGGGAAAGCGAGTCCCTCGATAAAAAGAGTCATTTGTAAATGTTAACGCTGTGAACTGATATATATTTATCTATAAGAATATTGTAGAAAATAAAAAAATGTAGAATTAAAAAACGGCTTATTGTAAGGCTCTGTATTGAGTTAAAAATAGAAGGTTAATGTATTTAGACCTGAGAAAAAAGATAATTGATTATAGACGCTTAAATTAGTCCCTGTTCTTTTGCACACTTGTTGCAGACAAAATAAACGTGGTTTAAGATTTGAATTCTCACATCTTTGTCTGGATTGAACTTTTTAAAGACGTTTTTACATTCCTGACAAGAGAACATCTTAGAACCTCCTAAAAACTCCCTTCGTACATTTCCCATTTTCCTCAAGCTGCCTATCAAGCCCACCACAAACGGAACACACTTCTATATCTGTATCATACCATGTGAAAACTCCGAGATAGTAAGAAGTTTGTAGTTCAGGGAGTTTGATTTTGACATATGAAAAGTCTCTGATATATTTATAAAAGAATTCTCCTGTACTTGAATTTATTATTTTATTGTAAACCGGAGATAATGAAGAAGTCCTTATAATTTTAAATACTGCTTTCACTTCTTCTTTTGTCATTATTCGAGCAGTATTATTTTTAAATCCCGTTTCCTCTTCTTTTGCGTAGATTTTTGGAACTGTTTTAAACTCTATTGTGTTACCGTTTATTATTTCCATTATTCACACTCCCATTCACAAGGCGCAATAACCATAATCTTCCCCTTCATCACGACAAAAAGAGGTGAATGTTTCTCATATGAAAGGTACATTTTCCCTTCTTTCGGGATCAAATCCTTTCTGAATAGTCCGGTATCCTCACCTTCCGTGGTTGCCTGGACAAGCCCGCCGCCGATTGGTGAGATGGATATTACACGTTCTTTTCGCGTGAGGCTGTCGTAAAATTTGAATAGGTTTTCTGGTAGTTCTTCGGGATAGTTTACTGTTAGGGTTATGCCTGGGATATCTTTTATCATAGTTTGTGGCTCCGTGATTTTTTATGATGGCTGTTTATTCTTTCTTTTCTGAAATATACGAAACTGTATAATCCCTTCTAAATGTGAATTTTTTTTCACATTCGCTGCAAACTGTATCTCCTTCTGGCTCGTTTTCTTCGTCGTAGTTTTCCGCGCCGCAATACGGGCAGATTAGTTTATCAGTTAAGAATGTGTCAATTTCATCGAGTTCCGACATTGTTTTAATCCTCCTTTACTTTAAGTTTCCAAAGATCCTTTCTTTTAACCACGCCGGCCGACACTAAAATAAAATCGTGCCAGCTTAAACCGGATTTATCTTTTAATTTTACTAATTTCTCTTCTTGTTCGCCTTCAAATGTTACGTTTATCGTTATCATGTAATATGTACGTATAGAAGTTAAACTATTTAAAACTTACTAAGTGTATTGCTAAGTTAAATACTAAGTAAATTACTTAGTAACCTTTAAATAAGTTGACTGCGTAAAGGAATCTAGTAAAACGCCTCTTGATGGGGCACATGGAGATAAAGAAAATGCCTACAACTTGGAAATGTAATGTATGTGCGAACCCATGCACATTAAACGTTTTAGTGCCGTCAAAAGTAGCAAGACCCCCGGTGAACTGCCCATATAATGAGGATGTACCAAAGTGGAGAAAAGAGGCTGTAACTGAAGCGTATAATAAGGAAAAAGAAGGCGAATTAAAGAATGCTCCTGCGTGGGATGGACATAAACCCGAAGAGATTGAGAGATTGTATTCATTATAAGAGGGATAATATGAGAGAACTTAAACTGAGAGCATACTACAAAGGCGATAACGAGATCCCCGCAATGATGTGTGATGTTGTAGGATTTGAAAAAACATCTGTTCATTATGATTCATTCATATTGGATTCATATGAGTATATTGGATATGGAAGGTTAGCAGTACCAAGATTTAGAATTCGGAGTGGGGAAAATAACTGTATAATCATGCAGTATTCGGGATTAAAGGATAAAAATGGAAAGGAAATTTATGAAGGAGATATTGTAAATGCGTGGTTTCCTGGTATGCCTCATGATATGAGAGCCGCACAAGAAATAGTGTTTGTTGATGGATGTTTTGGTTGTGGGAGTTATCCTTTAAAAGTTATGGATTTAGCGTTTCTTGAAGTTATAGGGAATAAGTTTGAGATGTGAGTATATGGATATAATACCACCAATTTCCCCCGATCAATATAAAAAACTAAGAAACAAAAGAATAGGCTAAATTAAAGGTGTGTACGTGTACACATCATCAACTGATAACGATTTTGATAAAAGAGTGATTAAGCCCCTGTCGGGACTTCGTTATTAATAGTTTCAAGAATGGAAAGGAGTAAACGCCTTTGAGCGTCTAAACACTCTATTTCCTTTTCTATTTCTACGAGTTGGTTCTCCACCTCGGATTTGTCGCCTGTCAATAGATACCCCTCTGTAAGTGTTAATTAATTAATCCATCTTCTTTCAACCTATTTATAACGTATGCCTCGCATTCGGCTCTAGTTGAGAACTTGAAGACATCTGAAATAGTACCCCAATCAATAGTCTTTTTATTGACCATAAACGCCATGTTAGTTTTCCATTTGTCATACATCGCGTTCCTGTGAGTGCTTAATACGTCTTCGTTCTCGCATGTTTCTAACTGCTTTAGGAGGAGTTTTATTTCCAGGTCAATAGAATTCCTTTGTTGTTGTAAGTCGGCTATCTGGCTCTTTATGACGGCTTTGTCGGTGCTATTTAATTTAAGATAAGAGTCTACTGCATCCCTGCATAAAGCCGAGACATTAACGCCTTTCATTTTGATGAGTTCAAGCTTTTCTGATTCGAGTTTTACGTTTGTGGAAGTGAGAGAAGACAAAGATAAGACCTCCAGATTAAAGGGATTGTGTGTATCTGTGTGTACACACTATTACTATACTATACTATATTCTATCTTAGTATAGTATAGTATAGTAGTAAGTATAAGTATTTAATATTTATGCTATTTTTAGTAGAAAAGTTATTTATACTAAAAATACTAATTATGGTACATGGTAAAAGTGACATTTCCCCAAACTGAATTAGAAACGAGAACCGCAGTACACAAAGTCAGGTTAGAGCATGGATTTAAAACGGCTGACGAAGCGTTAATTTATTTGATTGAAAGGGATAAGTACGCTTCTAAACTTGAAAAGAAGGTTAAGGAACTCGAGAAGGAGAGCTAAATCATGGTAGATAAAAAAATATTGAAAGTAATGCAGGACATTGTAATAGCTCTCGAATACCCTCTACTCGGAGTAAAGCCTCTTAATTATACTCCTACAAAAGGATGGGAAGAACATTACCTCAATAATGAAAGATGGCTGCTTGAGCATTTGAAGGAAGTGCCTTACAGGATTAAACAAATGAAAGATGAGAATAGGGTGAAGTATCAAGCAGAGCTTGATGCAAACCGTGAGCGAATAAAAGATCAGCTTGATTTGGAAATCAGAACTAATGAACGGCTGATAACAGAACTCAATGAAATGAGTAAATTGCAATATAAAAAATATGAGGAATATGAAAATGAGATTAAAAAACTTAAAGAAGAAAACGAACTGCTAAGATCTGGAAAAGAGCGAGTAATTATCATAGAGAAGCGGAATTAATGACTACTTAATATAAATCATTATATATTTTATACATTTTTCAATTATTAATATAATTAATCTAAAAATAATTATAATATTTTCCACTCAAAAATCCCCCAATTTTTATGCCAAAAAAACCAAGAATCTCAAAATATAAGATATCTGTATATTTGTGAGCCGATGTTTGGCGCAATTAATATACAGATATCTGTATAGTGCCGTTTCAATCGGAGGTATATTACGCTTCAATTGGGTCTGCGATCAGTTCAGATTCGCTGAAATCCTGAATATCTGGTTTTTCATCTGCAGGCTTTTCATCGGCTCCGAAATCCCTTAAGAAATCAACAACGGCTGACCCTCTTGTCAATGTGTAATCTTCTCCTACTGCCCCAGAAATAAACGGATAGTCTGCAGAGCTGCAAATAAACCTGACGTCAATTCCATTTTCAAGCGCGGCAGCCTTCTTTTTTATCAGTTCTTCTGTAGTATGGGAGCCCTTAATCTCATATTCCAGCCCTAGCCATTTTCCGTTTTTCACT